AGAAGAAAAGAAATGCATTTACATTGATCGAAATGGACGTACATAAATATTTTTAAAAAGTCCATTTAATCGTGACCTTATCACGTTTTAACGTTATTTTTTGAATTAGCGCATGAACAAGGCGCTTTTGAGCGTCATAATCTTTGCTATCAACAACGTCAGAAGCGGTTGAAAGTAAATCTAAAACATCTGTCGTTGATCCATTGTTTAACTTTTCAGACTCAAGCCTTTTTAGCTGCTCTTCAAGATTGCTCTTTTTAGCGTTTAAATCATCAAGCCGACTTTCAATCTTAGCGAAGGTGATTGCACCATTCTGGTAAAGGTCGAGTAGTCGTTCGATCTGTTCTTCTGTCTCTTTTATTTGGGCTTTTGTTCCGTCTGTTGAAACGATAGAAGCCGTTTGGTTAGTTATCCGCTTAATCGTTTTAGGATTCATAGACAGCTTTTTAACGCGTTGCAATACATATGTTTCAAGTTCAGGTCCATCATACTTATCATTATCACAGTTGGGGTCTTTGACCATGTGTTGTACTGTTGATTGAGAGTAACAGCCGTATTTGCGGATATATTTACGTTGCTTATTTGAATATGACTGCAGAGTAAACATGCGAGCACCGCATACACCACAATAAGCGAGGCCAGTCAGCATATATTTAGCTTTAAACGGTCGCTGATTGTTCTTAGCTGCGGTTGATTTGCGCTTAGCCATCAATTCTTGAACCTTGTAGAACTTATCTTCATCAATAATCGGAGCGTGCGTTCCATCATAGATTTCGTTTTTCCAAGTGATTTTGCCAATATAAAGGTTATTGTCCAAGACCTCGTTAACCACCTTATGAGACCATTTAGCTGACCGTTTTCCACTAATATGTTTAGCGTTCAAATGTTTTGCGATCGATTGAACGCCCCAGCCGTCTAAATATTGGTCGAAAATATAATTAACAATCTTAGCTTCTTTTTCATTAGGTATCAGTTCGCCGTCCTTATAATCATAACCGTGGGGGATTGTACCACCGCCATGAAAATAACCAGCTTTAGCACGTCCAACTTTCCCCATCTGCATTCGTTCGGTGATTTGTTCTCGTTCTAATTGAGCAAAGACGGACATCATGCCAATTGAAGCGCGTCCAAATGGCGAAGACGTGTCAAAATTTTCATTGAGCGAAACAAAATGAACGTTATACTTCAAAAATACGTCTTCGATTAAATATAGAGTATCTTTTTGCGACCGCGATAGCCGGTCTAATTTATAAACCAAAACAGCATCTATTTTCTGCTGCTCAACGTCATTAATTAACTTTTGCATGCCGGGGCGTTTGAGACTAGATCCAGAAAAGCCGGGGTCGGTATATATGTCCGACACTGTCCATTCTTTGACGTCGCAGAACTTTTTCAATTTATCGGTCTGTTCTTGAATTGAATAGCCTTCCGTTGCTTGTTCGAGTGTTGAGACCCTTACATAAATACCGACTTTCATGATTCATGTACCTTCCATATTTCAAGTTTAATCATTGCGTTTGAATATCATATATGCAAACGTATGTTCTTTTCTTACTAAAATAAAATCCCTAAGTTAATAGGGATTTTATTTTAAATACTTAGTAGTGACTTTGTTAAATTTTTTGTTACTAAGGAATTCTTGTAATGCAACTCTACTTGAGCTTCCTAATCGACTGTATGGCAATGGAATGCTTTGAAAAATTAGTATATAGATTGACTCATTTATTGCGTTATAAAAATTCAATTGTTTGTTATAATCATCCATTGGATTTAAGAACTGAGATGACAAAAATTTAATTTCATCTACACCTTTTAAATTTTTATTATGAATGGTCTCAGAATATCTAGAAAAGTAGCTTTCTAATTTTCCTATAAAACAATTGGTAGCAGACGATTTGTTTGGAACATCTTTAATCATATCTTTTAGAGTTCTGAAATTTTTCTTACTCAAATTATTATTATTAGAATTTAGTAGTAAGTAGGTTCTTAAAAACAGTTCTGAAATAGTTCTGTCTAAGATTCTTAAATATACCTGATCATTTGTTGATAATGCGATCAGTGAGCGAATATGTGTTGATTTAATAATATTTATGTTTCCTAAATACTCTTCTGTAGTTTGATTAGAAATTCGGTCTTGTACTTCATCCATTAGTATATTGCAAAGTAAAATGTTTTCGTGAATGATTGAAATCATTGCATCATATTTATTTTCATTAATAGAATGATTTTTAGGAACATATTCAGAACAAAATTTTTTGAAATTTTTAAGAGTTTCTTTTTTATTCATTCGATTTACTATTCCTGGAGTATTTATTTAATAGATTATCAATGTAGTTTGTTTCAGAAGATTTTTTCCTATTAACTGATTGCTTAGATTTAACTGTTTCAGAAATATCCTCATGGGTACTTTCATCTAAGAAATTTCTTGCTTCAGTAACATAAATATATAAAATATCGTCTGCGGCATTGTTTATTTCTTTTATCATTCTAGCTATGACTTGAGGTCGGGAACTTAACAGATAGTCTTTTACTGGTATTTCTAAGGGGAGCGAATTAACAAACGGTTTTATGTCAATATTTTTTGGAAACAAATCCCTAGATTGTATTATATACCCAAATATTCCAAAAAGTTTATATCGTGTTTCTGAACTATTTTCGGTATGTATTAATCTGTTAAGGTCTTGCATCACGAGCTTATTCATTTCTGATTTCATCCAATTCATCGATCCTTTCTATGAATTCTTTTGTAATTCCGGTTAGATAATCAATTAAATTAGTATCAGTACTATTGGATATAAGATATCCCAGTTTTACAGTTGCCAATTTATTTCTAAAAGGGAAATAGTTATTAAATTTATATATATTTTCAAGATGTTTTGATGTAGTAATTTGGTTTTTAATTTTAGTTTCACCTGATGAAGTTTTTTCATATTTAGTAAAAATGATACCTATATTTGATAGTGGTTTAATTTCAAAAGTATCGCTGTACGACTGTTTTATTTTAGCAATTACTTCTTCCAGTAAATCGATTCCTAGGGCTGAATATGCTTCGGGTTTTACTGGAATGGAGTAATAGTCACTTGCTAAAATTGCAGAAATCGTATATAGAGAGTAGGTAGGTGGGCAATCAATGAAAATAAAATCATACGATTTTCTTAGTTTTTGGTGTTTTATAAAATTATGGAGTGCTTGTTCATTATCACCATTATTTGCTGTTCCGTAAAATACAGAATTGAGACTGCCTGGGATTATATCGATATTGTCTGATAAATTAAGTATTAGAGAATCTTTTGATGGCGGTTCAGTAATTGCTTTATTATTAAACAGGTTATTAATAGAAGGAAGCTCTTTTAACCTTTTTGTTACGCCCTCAAGTGATTCTTGATCATCCTCTTTAATTACATCATAGACTTCAAAAAGGCTTTGAGTTAAATTTGATTGCGGATCTAAATCAATAAATAAAATTTTTTTAGGTTCAGATTCAGGGTTAAGGCCGGCGATATTTACTCCCAATTCTTTACAGAGGGTTGTTTTTGCTACGCCACCTTTCATATTGATAAAGCTAACAATCTTTGCTTTTTTTTCAATATTAGTATTTTCCATAATTATAACCTCCTAAATATATTAAATCTATATAAAACAGCACCTCTCAGTCACAAATCGAATCTAGCGTCTCACCAGAGTGGGGAAGATAAAAAATACTTAGTTGCCTGTTTCGTAATGATAACCAGCTGGAAGAGGCTGTCCCGGGCTTAATCTTCGAGAATGTCCTTTTCGTGTTGCCCAGTTATATCCATCTTCGATAGCCCAACGGATACCGGTATCATTATTCGTATTAGTGTTTGCTTGTGTCGCTGCCGCCTGTGTAACTGCATTTTCACTTGCTTGCTGAGCACTTTCTGATGAAGCCTTTACAGCGGCGTTGCTTTCTGAAATTGAATTTGATTCAGCGACACGTTGTGCCGATTCCGAACTAGCTCTTGCAGCTGATTCGCTTGCGGCTACAGATTCTGATGTTTTTTTTGCTTCTTCAGATTCTCTTGATTCGGCAGCTTTCCTATAACTTTCACTTTCTGATTTTGAAGATGCAATAGATTCTGATTTAGCAATGCTTTCCGCTGAATTAGAATGCTTTTTACTGTCTGTAACCGCTTCGTCACTTTGCTGTGCGTTTTGGCTAGAAGCTGTACTAGGTGAATTAGCTGCAGCACCAAATATAAATAAAATAACAGTCATCAGAGCGATCCAACGAGTTCGCAATATTTTTGACTTGTTAGTAGGTAATTCATACGGTGGTTTTCTTTTTAATACAAATTTGTAGAGAGCAATATACAATACATAAAATAAGCCGATAAACGCAAATAAATTAAATAAATTTAATGTGAAAAGCAAAATAATTATTAAAATAATAGCAATTGCGGTTAGCCAATTTTTATGAGGTTTTTTCGGATTAGACGCCATATTGTTGGCATCCGATCTACTCCTAGTCGTACTTTTATTCTTAGCAGAATAGTCATTAGTGTACGAAATACCCGTCCCAGGTATAGAACTAGTCGTACGCGTTCCGCCATTAGCTTTTTTTGTATATCTAAATCCTTTTACCCCAGCGCTCCAACCAATCCCCGATTTGCTAAAGTTTACTCTAAAGCGCTTACCTAAATTTACACTTTTTCTGTATCTCCAACCCAATTTAACCCCTCCAATTAATATCAGCTTTTAATGTCTTCAGGTTTTGGACGAATTCAAAATAATTATGCCGCTAATTAGTCCCCAGCCACGAATCGAACGCGGCTGTCTCGCCAGAGTGGGGATATTTCTCTTTATGTTAATAATCGTTTAAATTTAAAGTATTAGCAGTGATATCTTGCATTGGAATAGTGATCTTATTCTTTTTTGGATTGACAGTTTGGTCAGAATCCGAAATGGCTAGAGGGTCATAAAGGCTTAAATTAATATCTTTTGAATTATTATCTAACTTATATCCAGTTTCAATTAAAGTATGCATTTCTTTCCCAGGTTGTAGTTCATTTTCTTGTTGATCTGCAATGTCATTAATTCTGTTTTCCTCATTTACTTGGTCAGTGGTAAAGGTACCTGAAATATCTTGGCTATCTGATAATTTAACATTTTGTGAACCGTCTGAGTTCAATTGATGTGCAACAATGTTGATGTTGAATAAATCACCAATGTTCATGGCTTTTTTTGAAGTGTTTTTATATGTAACGTCTAACATAATAGAGTCCTCATTGTTATGAGTAGTATCTTTAAAAGGTATGGCTTTGTTAATTTTAATTGTGCCATTAGGACCATAGAAAGTTTGGGCTCTTGCGTAGTATTTATAACTCTTTTGCTGTGATTTATTATCAGATTGCGCACTGCTATTACTTGAAGTGGCACACCCAGCAAGTAATAATCCCATCGTTAAGGCTCCTAATAAGGCTATTATTTTTTTCATATTTGTTCCTCAGTTCGTAAAATCAGCTTTTAGCGTCATCAGTATTTGGACTAAATACATAATAAATCCCTAACTGTGAATCGAACCTAGCGTCTCACCAGAGTGGGTTATTTCTTTTTAAATACATTGCCGCAATCCAAACAATGGTATCGCTTAGTTTTATTACTTTTTAAACCGCCAGTGACTACCATAGAAGTACCACCGGTCATAACAGCGGCAGCTATCTTTGCGCCAGATTTCTTTTTCTTAACTTTGGTAGTGGTTTTATATTTAGTTTTAGTATTTGCAATTGTTAGTGGATGCAAAGGATTTAAATTTGGAGTAATTCTTGTTTTTGAAGTTGTTTTACTCTTAGTTGATTTAACGTTTACTTGTTCGCCAATTAGTTGAATGTTAGAAGATTTACAGCGCGGACAGTATAGATCACCCCAATGATGTTTTATTTTAGGTTCAGAACTGTACTGTTTTGAATCTACGGCTGAAAAACTAGATGTGTTGGGTTTCGAATTAGTGCTAAGCCATTTTGATATAGTAGTTCCAGCACTGGGATTGGTACCGACGAAAAGCCAAATACATATAAAGAGTATGCTCCCCATAAAGGGGATGTGAATAAAAATCATATTAATTAAACCGACAATTGCCCCAACAAAGAGTCCGAGTGTAAAACCAGATACGGGATCACCCTTCCAAAATTTATTTAGTGTCTTTTGGTATTTGAATTCAGTTAGGTCAGCTTGCTCATTATTCGGATAGCGTATAAAAATATTTGAACCAATTTCTTTATATTTATTTTTCAGGTAGAGAAACGCAAGGTTATGTATTTCGCTTTTTTTGATAGTTAAATCATTAGAAATATCCTGAGTGCAATTTTCACAAATTAAAATATCATCGACTAATCTAATCCATTTTTTTGAAATTAAATCTTTATGGCAGATAGCACATTTATTAATCAAATTGAAACCTCCTTTTGTAAATTCACAGTCTCCAGAGACGATAGTCTTTTGATTTGTAGCTAACAATTTCGAATCTCATCTATTACTATATCTTCTAGATGATAAGGTATTCCAAAACATTGCATAAAATCGCAACTATTAAGCTGGTCAACTTCTTTGTCTGCCACATAGTAGGGCAGTAGCATTTTGACAGCGCCGATATTAGCTTCCAACTCAAACTTCGATTTGCTTGGTGTGAAATAAAGCGGCGTTAATGATTCATCGCCATTTAACACGTGGCTTATTTCATGCGCCAAGCTAAAAGCTAACTGATTCTGATTATGCCAATTTAAATTGAAGACTATGTGTCTAGTTTCTGTATCAACTGCAGAAGCTGTATATGGAGATAACACACGTAAAGCAGTAACTCCAATGTTATTATCGAATGCATAATTAAGTAGGTCCGTAATTATATGATCCATTATTCCTTCCCCCGAAGCAGACGTTTTATTAAGTCCAAGTCCTCCGGCTGAATCGGTTTTCCTTCGAAAGTCATGATTACTTGATCATCAGTAATTTCTGCTTGCTTAACATCAATATTACCGGTTGGATTGTCAGTGTTCCCTAACAAATAATCAGTTGTTACTTCATATAGCTTAGCTAATTTTACGATTATTTCCATATCTGGTTCTCTGGTTCCGTATTCGTAGTTGGCGTATGTGCCTAAGTTTTTCAAACCTAATTTCTTAACTACAAGGGTTTTCGACCACCCTTTGGATTCTCGCAAATAAGTTAAGCGCTCGCTGAGTTTAGACATGTAATCGCCCCTTTCAAAAATCAGTATACAACGGGTAAACGAATAATTTAAAAAAATAAACAAAAAGTGTAGAAAAAGCATTGACTTAAACTAAATGTTTAGTATAATAAAGTCATAGAGTTAAACGAACCGTTTAGGAGGTGTTGAAATGTTTGTTAAGCCAAATGCATTTAAGATTCTGCGTAAAGAACGAATGGAAAAAAGAATGACACAACGTGAATTAGCTGAATTGATGGGGTTTAACAGCCCTCAAAGATTAGCGAATATTGAATATGGTCATGGGAAATTAAGTCTTGAGAATGCTTTGTTAGCGGCAAAAGCGCTAAACGTATCGAGTAGTCTTTTTATTTCGGAAAAAGTTAAACAATATGTGTAATTTAAAGGAGGTGACGAAATGACAAAAGAAGACCTAGTAAAAATCGTTTTGGCTTACGAACCTGATCGCTCACGAGCACTTCTACAAAGCTTACCTATGAGCGTCTTAGAAAAGATGGTCGCCATCTGCGAAATGAAATTAGAGAAGGAATTAACGGAGCAATCAATCGAATTAGGCATCTAATGATGCCATAAATTAAGCATACCGATTGATTGGTTCAAACAACATAAGAAGGTGTGAAAATGGGGAATGTAGTAATAGTTAGGACGGCTAGAGATTTTAACCAGCTGCCCAAAACAATGAAGTTAAACCATAAGACAGTTCGACAATTAGCGAAAGATGTTGGTTATACAGACGGCATGATTTCAAAGATTAAACACGGTGCTGCTCCGATGCAGTTTGAGAACGTACAAGCAATGCTAGAAGCGATGCCAAAAGATAATCAATTCTTAGCGATTGAAGTAGCAAATAAGTTCGTCGGGATAACAACGCCGGTGATTGATGGTGACGGCATTATAAAAGAACCGTTATCAATGGCAATTAAAGCAATGCCGGAGTTAACAGAGGCGCTATCATCAATTCAAAACTCGCTTGATGAGATGACTATTCCAGAAGATAGGTTAAAACCTGAAAATTTCGAAGACCCTGGCAAGCTAGTCAACGAATGTTTTGATGCGGTCTTGTACCTAACTAACTTGATCGCGTATGTATGTAAAACGTTTGGGTTCTCTATGCAGGACACGCTAAAGAAACGAGTTAAAAAATGGATTATGGAAGGGATCGTGAAACCATGAGAGGTAAAAAAGCATTAGGTGCAAGCGATTTGAAATGTGTAAATATTCGACTTGATGGCACTGTTCAAGATTCGATGGCAGGCGTCAAAGTTCCGGAAGATAACAGAGCCTATGAGATTTTAGCTTCAATCCAACGAGGTGACTACTGATGATCATATTAAACAATGTAGATTTAATTGGCTTAATACTATGCGGATTCATTCCAGTGGCTGTAATCGCGTATTTAATTGGCAAGGTTGGTTTTAAAAACTTATGGGGGTATGACGATGACAAGCCTAATAGTAATGTTATCAAGTTTATCGATGGCCGGTATGTACGACCTAATCGAAAGGCGCAATAAACGAAAAAAAGCCGCTGATGTTGGCGCATCAACGGCGAATCAATAGCTTAACAAATTATTTATATGAGAATTATACCACAAACGAAACGAGGTAGAAATAATGGACGCAAATTTAATGACCATACAACGTCAGAATTGGCAGTACCACGAACCGGAAGAACAGATTATCACAGAAGACTACAAAGGTGATCCAATCTACAGCACAGACAGTTATTTAGAGCTTGATGGCGAGCTATTCATGCCAGGCGATGTGCTAGATTTCGTCAAATACTTAGGCGCAACGGAGGTTGAACAATAATGGCAAACGAAGTAATGGACAAAGAAGTTTCATTTGAGGTAAACGGAGAGAGTGTTCGCTTAACGCCTAATATGATCCAGCAATTCTTAACAAACGGCAACGGCAAGATTACGCCGCAAGAAACGATGATGTTTTTAAATCTATGCAAATACCAACATTTGAATCCTTTCTTGAAGGAAGCATACATTATCAAATTCGGTGATAATCCAGCGCAAATTATTACATCAAAAGAAGCATTCATGAAGCGCGCCGAATCGTCACCTAATTATGACGGTGTTTCAGCCGGTTGCATCGTCTTAAGGAATAACGAGATAGTTTATACCAAGGGAGCATTTATATTGCCTACGGATAATTTAGTGGGTGCGTGGGCTGACGTTAAGCGTAAGGATCGCTCACAACCACATCACGTTGAAATCGGTTTGAAAGAATTTAGTAAAGGGAAATCAACTTGGAATGCGATGCCTGCGACAATGATCCGCAAAACTGCAATTGTTAATGCTTTACGTGAAGCGTTTCCAGAATCATTAGGAGCTATGTATACAGAAGATGACAAGAACCCTAATGAAACAGCAACAAAGGCTATTCAAAAGCAAGCAGAGCCAAGCAAAACTCAAAACAAATTAGCGGACATTATCGGAGGTGGAAATGATGCAACAAACAACGCTGGAGAATCTGAAACAGAGCCAAAACCTGAAATTATTGAGCCAATTAAGCAAGATGACACAGAAGAAATTGAAGGAACCTTTGAACAGCCAGAACTACTATGATAATGCTGCTGATTGGCGTTATATGAGCCCTACGTTGTTTAAGAGATTTATGGCATGCGAATTTAGCGCATTGCATGATTTGAAAAATCCGACAGAGAACAACGCCGAAGCGTTAGTTGTTGGCAACTATGTTCATTCATATTTCGAGTCGGTAAAAGCTCATGCAACTTTCATTAAAGATCACGAACAAATAATTAATGGTCGCGGTGGGAAACCTAAAGCGACTTTCGTAAAAGCTCAAAAAATGATAGACAGACTAGACAATTGGCATGCGTTTAAAGCTGCTTATAAAGGTGAAAAAGAAGCAATCGTTACAGGAAATCTTTTCGGTGTCGATTGGAAAGGGAAAATCGACTGTTTGAATGTTGAAGCTGGTATTTTCTTCGACATTAAAACAACACGTTCAATCCATGATCACATCTGGAACGAGGAGACGCGGACGAAGGAAAACTTCGTTATTAGATACAACTACACACTTCAAATGGCGGCTTACAAAACAATACTTGAACAGATGTATGGACAAGAATTTACGCCAGTGATTGTAGCTGTTAGCAAAGAAGATCACCCAGACATTCAAATGATTAGCTTTGACGGTTACGACTTCGAACAAGACTTACAACTTATCAAAGACAATCAAGAACATATTATGAACGTTATTTATGGGAAAACAGAGCCGTTCAAATGTGGCCATTGCGATTACTGTAAGGATACAAAACAACCAACCGATGTTATTTCAGTATTAGACCTATAGGAGGACACCAAATGAATTCAGTAAACTTAATCGGTAACTTAACAGCCGATATTAAATTAGAAACAAGCAGCAATCAAACACACTATGCAAGATTCTCTTTAGCGGTAAGACGTGATTCTAATCACACAGATTTCATTAACTGCGTTGCGTTTGGCAAGACGGCAGAAATGCTAAGTAATCAGTTAAAAGGTTCAAAGATTGGTGTTAGTGGCAGCTGGCAAACAGGCAGCTATCAAAACCAACAAGGACAAAAGGTTTACACCAACGATTGTAGCGTTTATCGCGTTTATTTCTTATCACCGCTAAATAAAGATGCTGACACGCGTAATACAGCGCCAAGTTCAGCAACACCAGCTAATAACTATGTTGATCCATTCGTAAATAACGGACAAGCAATTGATATTTCGGACAACGATTTGCCATTCTAGGAGGTAGCTCATGGCTATATACAGACAGATTCACACAACGATTTGGCAAGATAACTTCGTTGGCGACGTGCTGACAGACCCCCCAGAAAAGCTTTTCTGGGCTTACCTGCTAACTAATAGCCAAACTACCCAATGTGGGGTTTATCCGTTCAGGATGCGACAAGCGCAGTTTGACACTGGGTTAACCGGAGACGAAATAAAAAGCATCATTAACAAGCTAGTGCAATATGAAAAGATTAAATACAGCACAGAAAACAACGAAATTATGATTGTCAATTGGCTGAAATACAATTCGGCTAGATCGCCTAAAGTGGCTGCGGTCATCGACAAAGAACTTTTAAGCATCAAAACACTTGAATTTGAATCAGAAGTCATCAAGAAGTGTTTGGAACTTAAATACCCTATCAAGACAAAAGTATCTGAAAAAAATACAGTATCGATACCCTATCGATACACTATTGATACCATATCGCAACCAGAACCAGAACCAACACAGAACCAGAATATAACCAACACAGCAACAGCAACAGCAACAGAACCAACAGACGAGGGCCAGGCTTCTGTTGTTCCTGACGTTTACACGTATTACCAAGAAGCTTTTGGCGTGTTGAATAGCTTTGCTAGTGAAAACCTAACGCAGTGGGTCAAGGATTTAGGCAGTGATTTGGTGATCGAAGCGATGAAACGTTCCGCGCTTGACCAGAAAGGGTTCCGTTATGCGGAAGGCATCATGAGGCAATGGGCCAAAAAGAACCTAAAGACACTTGAAGACGTTGCTGCTGACGACGTTAGTTTTAACAACAACAGTCGTCCAAAACGTAATTCGGGTAAACAAGAGCCTACACCTGATTGGGCTAAACCTGGTTACGTAGCACCTGTTGAAGAGAAAACGCCAGAACAGGCAGCAGTTGATCAAGCAAAATTAGATGAAATGATGAGAAAGATAAAAGAAGGCAGGGATGTTAATGCCAGCTAAAGTAGGCGACATTGTAAGTTGCCCGCCGCAGGTAGTTCTAGGCCAAACAATCGCTAACGGCGGACAGGCTTACGTTGTGGGGGTAAAAAAGCAACGATTCGGCAATACGATACGTCAAATAAATACAATCCAAGACAAGTATGGCAACCGCACCGAGTATTTTGACTCGGATTGCGGAATAGTGCGGGAGGCGAAATAGATGGTCTCAGCAGCGATGAACGAATTATATGAGTTAGAAGATAAGTATGGCGGAATGATGCGGATCCCTGACGAGGAATTATCTAGAGTTAGAAATGCGCTTGATACTCCAGAGGGCGATCAAACTAAAGTACGCAGAAAAAGAGGACGTCCAAAAGGGTCAGGCAAGACATCTAAACGTGTGGTAGATAATGTTGCGAAGATTGAAGTGCTCTATGCAAGAGGTGCCACAGTGCAGGACATCTGCGACCAACTTGGTTTATCTAAGGCACATGTGCATCAACTCGTAACAAGATTTGGACTTAATACTAAATACAATTATCAAGATTATCGATATAAAGTTTCAAACGGAAATGAAAAACATTATTTTAAAAATGTTGAAAGTGTTGCTCGATATTTTGGACTTAACAGCTATCGAACATTGAAAAAATTTAAACAGAATGGACAGATTAACGGCTTCAAACTTGAAGTTGGTAAGTTCCGAGTAAAGGGAGAGGGCAATGATGCAAACAAAGATGACACCAGCCGATAGATTGAGTGAGCTGGTTAGCGATAATAACATTCCTGTAACGGCATTGTTTGATGTAAAAAGTCGAATTAATGATTGGTTAGCAGCTGGTGGAAACCTCAACGATGAATATATGTGGATGCAAGTTCGGTATATCGAGAACATTGCAAAACGCATGGGAGAACTTGGAGGTAGTCTGTGATGACAATTGGCACACCTGTAAAAATCAAAGATTATAACGTGCATGCTGTTGTGACCAAAAGCACTAGCGATGGAGTGACAATCAGGGATGCAAACGGCAGAGAGTATTTCTGCTTCGAGTCAGAGCTAGTTATTTCAAGGAAAGAACTGGTTAAACAATGATGAAAGAAATATTAGACGCATGCTGCGGATCACGAATGTTTTGGTTCGACAAGGAAGACCCTAGAGCGTTGTTCATGGATAACCGCACAGTTGAAAATGAGTTGCTGTGTGACAACCGCAGATTGACGGTTAAACCTGACGTTGTTGCAGATTTTACAGAAATGCCGTTTGATGATGAAACATTTAGCTTAGTAGTGTTTGATCCACCGCACTTATTACGCGCTGGCGAAAATTCATGGTTGGCAAAGAAATACGGGAAACTTGATGAATCGTGGCCAACCATGCTGCATGACGGATTTGCTGAGTGTATGCGAGTTCTAAAGCCTAATGGCACATTGATTTTTAAATGGAATGAAGACCAGATAAAACTTAAAGATGTTTTGGCCACAACTGAATATAAACCATTATTTGGGAACAAACGAAGTAAAACGCATTGGGTGGTGTTTATGAAATGATTAAACATTTGATGATTAACACATAACGGGCGGTTATAGCCTAGAAATCAAATGTATGGAGGTGCGTTAATTGGAGATAGATAATAATCGTGTATTTTGCATAAACGACTATAAATATTCATTATTCCGGGTAACTGATGGACGCTGGTTTATCTACTTGCGTGGTGATCGTTACGGCTGGTACAGCAATAGTGATGATACATCTTTCGTGCGCGACCAATCTAAACGGGTTAAGAATCATGGACTAACTTATTTAGATGAATCTGAAACAACCTGGTATGAGTTGCCAGAAGATGAATTTGAACGCGAAATACGACCATTTATTAAGAGTGATGGTCAGATGAGTTTATTTGATTAAAGGAGGTAGAGCAATGATTGTTGAATACATGAAAAGTATGAGCGAGTTAAAAAGTATATTCCCCGTTGGAAGCATTCACGAAAATACCGAGGGTGAAAAATATAAGGTTGTCCGAGTAATCGAACCGATGTCAGCGACTAACATGGCTTTGTTTCCGAGAGTTGAATTTGAATTAATCAAATAAAAAGACCGCGTTAGCAGTCGAAGGAGGATTAACATGCAAATTAAACGAATTACCAATAGCAAGCAGTGGTTAGATGCCATTTACCGTGGGGCAAGAGCTAAGCGTATGGATGAACAACAGCTATCAAAGTCCTTTGTGTTGCTGCTGCTGAGAACGCAGTACATGCACACTTGGCTGTATTATCTGCCAATAAGAGGCCGCAAGAACAAAGGAAACCGACTGCACAAGTTGGCAGCTGATTATTTCTATTCATTGAGCGGCCCTGATCGCATCAAGCTTGTTAATGATTGTTTTGAGATTAATTGGGGCAGCCGCAGCTTGAAAACAATTTATCAATCAATGCTAACTGATGACGACTTAATTAAATATTAGGAGGATTAACATGCGAGAGATTAAGTTTAGGGCGTGGCACAAAAATAGAAAGACGTTTCTTGATTTTTATTGGGCAGTAGACAAGTTAGGGAGAACTTTCTCGATATTAGACAAGTATGTGTATGACGAGTTTACGAACGAAGTCGAACTCATGCAGTACACCGGCTTGAAGGATATGAATGGCGTTGAGATTTATGAAAGGGATATTCTGCAAGACCCAGATGACGAAGGATTCTGCTACGAAGTTGAATACGATTATGGCAGATTTAGTTGTGGCGATAACGATTTAATCGATTGTCTTGGGTGTAATGTTGTTGGCAACAGATTTGATAATCCGGAATTGTTGGAGGCGGACTAATGTTTTGGGATATTTTCTGGTGGCTGTTTACGTCACAGGGCGAGACGTTTATTAAAGCGTCAATCATCATCTTGATTTTCGTGTTATTCGTTTGGGGATATGTTGAGATGGAAAAGGGGGGCGACTGATGCAAAGTCCGACAGCGTTAAACAAGCGCGGCAAAAAAATAGAAGCGGATGGCTTTAAATTTGATTCAAAAAAAGAGTTTGACTTTTACAATCGATTTGTTAAGGATTGCGGGCTACCGTTTGAAGTTCACCCGCGTTTCATTGTTGAACCAAAACAAGAAATCCAAGGCGGCAATATTTCATCAATCGCATATACGCCGGACTTTATTATCTTCGATCCATCCGGTAATTGGCTGCACGTGTATGATGTCAAAAACAGCCTTGGGCCTTATGGGATTGATCAATCGAACAAACTTAGATTCCGGTTGTTTGCTATGAGGTATGGCCATCCGGTTGAAGCTGTGGTTGTTCGGACTAATGACTTCAAAGTTATTACGCAAGGTGTTACTAAGCCGCTTAATGACAAAGAGCCGTTGATCAAACGGGACTTCAACTACAGCTGGGTTGAAGCTACCAATTATTAGGAGATGGCTACATGACAATTGAACAAGAATTATTCAAGCGATTCTTTGAATGGACATTCGAAGACCACGCGCAAGATGTAGTTCGAACCGTAGTCTGGATGAATAGCCACATGGTGATGATTAAAAGAGATTATCCAAAAGAGTATTTGGCTTATAAAGCACTAACTAATCAGCAGATTAATCAAGTTATATGTGAAGTATTACTACCATTTTAAAAATATAGGAAGATAACTAATGACAGACAATCAGATTAAACTACTTGAAGAACTAAAATCTATGGTAATACATGATAAGACCGCTTATCCAATGCTAGCTTTTGGTTACGTGATCAAAAAGAACGATAGCACTTATGACGAATTATCACAGCGAGAGGAATACGAGGTAATGAAGGCGTTCGGCGAATGGGGGCTTAGTTGATGGGCGAAAGGAATATTGTTGAAATTGTCCGCGAAAACGTAGTTAGGTATATGGCAGAAGCTGGGATGAAAAAATTTGATTTAGCTATGGTTGTCGGCGGAACCGCGGGAATTCAAAGGTTAATTGACGGTGGCTCAGTTAACGGACCAACGATTGTGACACTTCAAAAAATAGCTATGGCACTTGGGGTGAAAACGATTGATTTGGTTGAGGATTGGAGTGATGAAGATGAATAGCGCTGGTTTAATTACAATCTAATTTAGGCACAAAAAAAGCCGCCCTGGCCGGCGACTTCTACATACTTATTAGTTCGAATGACTATATTATAACAAAATAAAGGGGTATACGCATGGTTTCGTTTAATGAGTTATTTCCACAAGTCGACGAAAAAGCAACGATTGATAAAGTAAAGCATTTCTTTAAAGTACAGTTACCCACTATGCAACGCTATAGTCATAGAAATGTGAGTGGTATCAAGTCACCGGTCATTACTGATATGCCAAAGGGTGGATCCGTAAATAATCAAATGGAAGAGACGTTGACCCAAAGACTGTATGCAGAGCAAGTAGTAGCACGTTGCCGTGAAGCTATTGATTGCTGCGACGCTATTAGTCAGAAGATTCTATGGAGTATCTATGTAAAAGAAAACACTGTAACAGCAGCTCAGCTTGAAAGCGGGTATGGTGAAACTCGATTCAGATATTATAAGAATCGGGCATGCCTGCAATTTGCAGATGCATTCATGATTGAAGACTTGCACGAGTTCAAGAAATAAAAAGTGCGGTTTTTGTGCGGATTGTCTGTGGTTATTAGCCGGATTTCCGTGATAAATTAGTATTATGGATTATTAGTAAAGCGCGCTTAAACTGTGACCAGTAATCACCGGCGGAAAACGGTGGTCGCGCTGTTGCCAAAAATACGATCTGTTATACCCGGCAATTAGCGTTAATCAAACTTTGTTAGGTTAATCGACTTCAATTCTAATTGCTGGAAGCGTGGGGTTAGCACGTTGTTGCCGTGGATGATCGCGGACCTAACCATTCCTAGTAGCTTAAATAGAGCAGCGCGGAAGTGCACCTGCGGTCACGATTCGGGTTCGAGTCCCGGCTAGGATATTGCATAGGCTGATAGGTTTAAACCTTATCAGATTTGTGTTAGCATTATCTTTGCTCCAGATATTTATATACGCGCGAGACAGGTTGTATACCTGTCTTTTTTAGTGTTTAATATAGTTGCGTATATAAATTGAATTTTGGAGGAACTTAATTTTGAATATAAGTGATGGAGAACTAATTAAATTTAGAATTGCTGGGTCAGAATTTAACAAGGATGATGGATATAATTTAAAATATGTGCTTGATTCGTTATCAGTAGTTGAATCTATAATTGAAAAAACTTATACATATGTACAAGGTAAAGAGCGATTCACAAAAGCTGATGAAGATAACATGAAAGTAAAATTAGCCGAAGTTTCTGAGGGGTCTTTTAGAGCCGACTTAGTTATTTTTTTACAGAATGTCGCGCTCCCGCTAACTCCAATGTTTACTTTTCAAGATCCTAAAGAAATGTGGGGATTAGCTGTATCTTGTTTTAAATATTTAAAGCAGGTATTCAAGGCGAAAGAAAAAGGAGAAAAGTTACAGATGGAAGTGAGAGACAACGATAATTCTGTTGTTATTATTAATACTGGAAACGGAGACGTAACCACGTACCCCACTATTGTTCCTGCTTTAGCGAAAGATTTAAGCCCTTATTTTACAAGATTGGGGAACATGGTAACAGAGGATGGCAAAGTAAGTAGCATAAGTGTTGGTTCTAACGGAAGTGAGAAAGACGATAAAATAGAATTAGATGTTCAGAATAAAAATCTTTTTAAAAAAAGAAATTACTTAGATGACGAAATAATAACGGTCGAAGGAGTTATTTTTAAGATAGACGTTGATAAATACACAGGGACACTGAATATATATGATGGTATTGATAATATTAAACCAGGAAAATATAATTTTTCATTTATAGACCCAGATTCAATTGATATCAACGAAATAAGAGAGTCATTAAAGTCGTTTAGAACTTTTAGATGTATGAAAAGCATTAGATTTAATCCGGCTAATATGACGGAAGAGGTTATTGAATTAAAGATTGTTTCTATCAAACATAGAGACGCAGCATGATAATTACCAGATACAATAAGTTTAACTAGGCAGCTTAGGCTGTCTTTTTTAGTGCAACAAAAAACGACCACCATAAGGCAGTCGAAATTTGGAAGTATAATCCAATATGTGCCAGGTGTTTGGGGGTGCCTGACAGCTTCATTATAGGACAGTTAACGTTTACAATCAATGGGAGAACTAAATAAGTCATAGCCAAATGGTTATGGCTTTTTTAATACATACAGTAAAGGTGGTGATTGTCGATTGTATTACATGAATCAAGGGAGCTATAAGAAAGAGCCTGATTGGCAATCTAAAGCCGATGCAAGGTTAGAGAAGTGGCTCAAACAGAAGAAGAAAGATGAGAAGCGTCGTTCGGATGAGCGGCGTATTTTTGTGCAGAAAAACAATAAGAAGGAGGGCGGTGCTATGTAATGCAAGATGAGGCAAAAAAAGACTATTTAGCGGGGATGAAGTATAAAGACATTGCCGAAAAGTATGATGTTTCGATTAATACGGTTAAATCGTGGAAGCAACGCAATAACTGGCAGCGAGGCCCAACTCAAAAAGGGGTGCACACAAAAAATAAAAAGGGTGCACCCAAAATAGTAGAGTCATTATCTGCTAATGATGGGCTAAACGACCAACAGAAAATGTTTTGTTTGTACTATTTGCAAAGATTTAATGCTACTTGGGCTTATATGCAAGCTTATGACGTTGACTATCGAACAGCTAATGTAAATGGCCCAAGGTTGCTAGGAAATGCTAGTGTGCGTGAGCAAATCGATAAGCTGCGTGGCGAGATTGCTAACGACCTATTCGTTACAGCTGATGACATCGCTAAGGAGTATGCCAAGCAAGCATTTGCTGATATTGGCGATTACGTAGAGTTCGGTGGACAAGAGTCAACTATTCTTGATGAAGATGAGCGAGAGTTGCTAGACGACAATGGTAATCCGATTAAATCACATAGGTCGTATGTCATGTTTAAAGATAAAGATAAGGTCGATACCTCTTTGATTAAGACAATTAAGTCTGGTAAAGATGGCCCAGTGATCGAGCTGTACGATAAGCAGAAGGCAATGGACGCATTGATGAACTATGTAGGTGAGAAGCAGTCGCTTAAAGGCCAACTCATGCAGGCTCAAATTGACCGCTTGAAGATTCAGAATGGTGATAACGATCCTGATGAAGATGACGATGATGGTTTCTTAGAGGCCATTGACAAGTCAGCGAAGGATGTGTGGTCTGATGAGTAATGTATTTAAGTTTACGCCGTTTTCCAAGAAGCAGATGCAAGTTTTGACGTGGTGGCGTTATGAGAAAACACGTGTTAAAGATGCAATCATATGCGATGGTTCAGTTCGTGCAGGTAAGACGCTTATCATGTCACTATCCTACGTTTTGTGGGCAATGACTGAGTTTGAAGAGGAACAGTTTGGTATGGCTGGTAAAACAATCGGTTCATTCCGGCGAAACGTTGTGCGCCCTTTGAAACGAATTCTAAAAGCTAGGGGTTACCGAGTTAAAGATAAGCGTTCGGATAACATCTTAGAGATTAGCAAGGGTGGCGTTACCAACAGCTTCTTTATATTTGGTGGTAAAGATGAAGCGTCTCAAGATCTGGTTCAAGGGTTAACAGCAGCGGGTTTCTTTTTTGATGAAGTTGCTTTGATGCCTGAATCATTTGTTAATCAAGCTACGGCACGCTGTTCTGTTGAAGGTTCAAAGCTTTGGTTCAATATGAACCCTGAGGGACCATATCACTGGTTCAAGACAGATTGGATTGACAAAATTGATGAAAAGAATGCCATTCATATTCACTTTACAATGAATGACAATCCTTCGCTGAGTGCCAAGATTAAAGCAGGTTACGAGCGAAGGTATTCCGGCGTGTTCTATCAGCGCTATATCCTTGGACTGTGGGTGCTATCTGAAGGTGTTATTTATGATAACTTCGACAGGCAAACAATGTCTTCAGACATCCCGGAAGACATGCATTTCAGTAAGTATTATGTATCCTGTGATTATGGGACGTTAAATCCGACTGTATTCTTGTTATGGGGATTGAATGACGGCGTTTGGTATTGCATCAAGGAGTATTACTATTCGGGACGTGAAACTAAGCACCAACGCACTGATGAACAATATGCTAATGAACTAATTAAGTTCTTAGATGGTATCAAGGCGCAGATTATCATTGATCCGTCTGCAGCATCGTTTATCACTAAGCTAAGAAGCATGGGATTCACGGTTATTAAGGCACAGAATGATGTGCTTGACGGTATTCGTGCTACTCAAACAGCGTTGAACCTTGGGCAGATTAAGTTTAGTAATAAATGTTCAAACGTGTTTAAAGAGTTTGCATCTTATATCTGGGATATCAAAGCGGAGCAACGTGGCGAAGATAAACCAGTCAAAGAACATGATCATAGTATGGACGCAATGCGTTACTTTGTATTTATGGTTATTTACAAGAATAGAACAGCTAAAGTGTCAGCCAAACCGGCTGGCCTTTTTGGTTAGGAGGGATATTTTGGGATTTCCAATTGATAGAGAACTGGCTGGGGACGTTAATAATCCTAGCCTTGAACTCTTGGATTATGTGTTACGGAAACAAGCTAAGAACAAGCAGCGTTTTGACAAGTTAGACCGCTATTACAATGGTAAACATGATGTGTTAAATCGTCAGCTAAATGAAAACAGTAAGAATACCAAGATAGTTATCAATCATGCTAAATACGTCACTGATATGGCTGTTGGCTTTGTAACTGGTAATCCATTTAGTTATACCGCTGCACCTGATAAGAACATCAAAGCAATTCAGGACTCATTTGATGCAATGGACATCGTTTCACACGACACTGAATTGGAGAAAGACTTATCTGTATTCGGAGTAGCTTACGAGTTGCTATATCTGAAAGCAATCGACAATAAGACAACTGAAGAACGGATTGAATCGATTGATCCGCGTGGTGTTGTATTAGTCACCGATGACTCAGTAGAAAAGAATCCCTTATTTGGTATTCATTATCAAAAGAAGTTCGACTTGAACGGTCGTGAGAATGGCTATCTAGTTAAGGTATACACTGCCAAAGGCATGTTTAGTTATCGAACTGTTTCTGGGCTAAGAATGATTACTGGTAATGTTGGTAAGCCTAAGTATAAGGAGCACTATTTTGGTGGTGTCCCGATTATTGAGTATCGAAATAACGAAGAGAAACAAGGCGACTTTGAACAGGCTATCTCGTTAATTGATGCGTATAACGTACTTCAATCTGATCGTGTGTCGGACAAGGAAGCGTTTATTGACGCATTATTAGTAGTATATGGATTCACGATTGAAGGGCAACTAAAAAAAGGAATGATTGAAGCACCAGGTAAAGGTGCTGATGGTGCGTCTGTTGAATGGTTAACCAAGCAATTTGATGAATCACAATTGCAAGTGTTAATTAAATCATTGCAAGATGACATTCATAAGATTACTTATGTACCAAATCTCAATGATGAACAGTTTGCTGGCAATATCTCAGGCGAAGCTATGAAGTATAAGCTGTTTGGTCTGTTAAACCTTATGAGCATGAAGTCTCGTTACTTAGTTAAAGGATTGAGACGACGTTTAGAATTAATGCAAAACATCATGCTGATTAAGTCCCAAGATGTCGATGTGAAAGGCACGAAGATTGATATCACGCCTAACATTCCGGTCAACTTAACGGATATTATTAACAATATTCGTAATGCAGACGGCTTCATTCCGCGTGAAATCACATTAAGCTGGTTGCCTGGAGTTGATGACCCTGCTGAAGTAGTAAGAATGCTTGAGAAACAAAAAGCGGCTGATATTGCTCAAAATCAAAAAGCATTGGGCCAGCCAAGTAACGGCGATTTAGATGATAAGCCAGACGACAAAGGAGGTTATCGTGATGATCAAGGCGACGTTTCAACTAAACAAAAACAACCAGATAACGAGTTATCGGATTAGTGGTCATGCTTTGTTCTTGCCAAAGGGCATGGACATTGTTTGTGCAGGCGTTTCAGCGCTCACGATTGCTATTACTAATGAGTTGCGTAAGGACATCAGTGTTGATCATGACAATGGATTTATTGCTGTTAGCAATATTCTACCTAGTACGGTTAATTCAACATTAACACGTACCCTTTTATCGGGGCTACGAAGCATTGCGGAACAATATCCGGATAACTTAACGGTAGAACAGTTAACTAGCTTAGAGGCGTAAACATGGCCGATAAAGACAAGCTAAGCTACTGGGAATTGCGAGCAGCTCGTTCAGAACAAAAACTGGCAAAAAATGGCGATGAGTATGAACGAAAAGTGATTACGGCTTACAATCAAGCACAAGAGTATTTATCGAAAGCTGTTAATGATTTATATAAGCGATATGATGGCCAAACTTCAATGACCGAAGCTCAATCTAACGCAGCACTTAATCAAACGGTGCCAGCCGCTGACCTTGTTGCATTGCAAAATATCGCTAAATCAATTAAAGATAAAGAAACCAAAATTAAGGTTCAAGAGTATCTAAACTGGGTGGCCGCTAAGTCAAGAATCACTAGAATGGAAGAGCTGAAAGCCAAGTCTTATATCGTCGCTAAGCAATTGGCAGATGTTCAGTTAGAACAATCGACTGAGTATTACATTAACGCTGTTAAAGATGCCTATACAGATGCATCAGTTGAAGCAATTATTGGTAAGGCACAGTCCGAGACAGGTGTTTATAGTGGTAAAACGACTCCAAAAGTGAATCACGATACTAATCAAATCGAGTTTGTGAAACCAGATAGTAGAAAAGTGGTTAAGTCAGAAACCGTTGAATCTTTTAGTGAATTGTCTACTCATGAAGTTAAACAAATACTTGATACGCCTTGGCTCGGCAGTAACTACTCTAAGCGAATCTGGAATGATACTGACTTGTTGGCTAAGAAGTTGCAAGAACTCTTTGCTGTTTCGGAAATGACTGGTATGAGCCAACGTGAAATGGCTGATAAGATTGCTAAGGAATTTAATACTGGTATCGGTGTTGCTAGACGCTTAATCCGTACTGAAGCTAATCACGTACATAATCAGGCTAAGTTAGCTGGTTGGAAAGCACATGGCGTCGAAAAGTATTCTTTAGTGGCTGTGCTAGATTTTCGGACTTCTCAAAAATGTAGAGATATCGACGGTAAGGTATTTGACGTTGATAAAGCAACTGTTAATGTTAATTTTCCACCGTTGCATCCTTGGTGCCGAACGGTTGCGGTCGCTTGGTTCAGTTACGCCAAGTATGGTGGCAATCGAACGGCTAATGATCCTATTACGGGAGAAACTTTTAAGCTAAGCGCGGAAGATACTTACCGAGATTGGGAGCAGATGTTAATTAATAAGCATGGCAATAAAAAGTTAATGAGCGCGAAGAAAAACGCAAAAAAATAGTAATTGACCTGTCAAATGTCTTTAAACTGGGCAAATTAATAGCGTGTGTGGGCTAAGTGTTTCACATCTAGAGATAAGCATTGTGTGTGGGTCAGAGATGATGTTCATGGGATGCTTATTTTTTGCGGAATGAATTGGTGTGCATGAGCTGCTTAGGAGGAATTTCAAATGAAACATGTCAAATTATTTCCAAATGTCTTACCAATGAAGTTACAACTATTCGCTGATGGCGGAGAAGGTGGACCCGGTGAGGGAGAAGGCGCTGCTGGCGGTAATGGTGGAGAAGGTGGGCAAGACCCAAATCCAAACCAAATTACTTTTACCGACCAATCTGAACTAGATAGCTGGTATGACAAGAAGTTTGCTAAGTCTGCTGAAAAGTTAAAGGAAGGTTGGAAACAAGAACAATCGCAACAAAAGGCGTATGAGGATATGACGCCAGATGAACAACGCGAACACGACTTGGAACAACAACAATCCGAATTAGCTGATCGCGAACAAAAAGTTACTATCGCTGAAAATCGCGCAAACATCACTCAAAAACTAGCTGCTGACGGATTACCAGTTGGATTAGTTACTGCTTTTGAACCGGCTTTGGCAGATACAGATAATCTAGAAGCTGTTTATGCCAAGGTTGCAAGTGGTTACCGTGATACCGTTAAAGAAGCCGTTGATAAGAAGTTGGCAGGTTCCTCTGAGGTGCCGGGATCAACCGGAGGTGGCGGTGGTAGCCAATCTGTTGGCGAATCACTAGCCGAACAACGCAATGCTAGTCAGCAAGCCCAAAAATCTATTTGGGATAAAAAATATTAGGAGGAACTAATTATGTATGTAGGAAAGAAAGTTACAATGTCAGATATCAACTTTTTAGCAAGTGAACACTATATTTCATTCACTGAACAAGTCGATGAAAACACAGCAGGTGTTATTACTGATGATTTGGGTCATAAGGTTGTGCCAGCAGGTACAGTTTTCCCTTCAAACGATGCTAAAGCAAAAGGGATTACTATTCACGAAGTTAACGTATCAAATGGGCCACAACCAGTTGGTTTAATTGTTGAAGGCTGGTTATTGGCACAACGATTACCAGTAATGCCAACCGATGAAGCTATGAAAGCTATGACTTCAATCAAGTGGCGTGATGTTGAAAAGAAAGATGAACCAGCTGAAACAGGTAAATAATTAGAATATTGGAGGAACAGACATGAAAAAACAATTAATTATGAATTTGCAACATTTTGCGGACATTTTAGAAGTGTTTACTAAGAAAGATATTTTAGATTACACGCGGAACCGTGCTTACCCTGAAATGCTTGGTGACACTTTATTTCCATCTCGAAAGACTCAGTCGTTAGAACTAGATCAGATTAATGCTGGTAGTATGACCCCAGTTATTGCATCAGTATCAGCATTTGATAGTGAAGCTGAAATTGGTAGCCGCGAAGCTAGCGCTCAAACGCTTGAACTAGCGTTGATCAAACGTAAAATGCAAATCAAAGAAAAAGATTTGATCGCACTACAAAATCCACGGACACCACAAGAAGGCGAGTACCTTCAAGGACGTGTTTATAATGATATTGATACTTTAGTTCAAGGTGTCCAAGCTCGTGCTGAAAAGATGACAATGGAAATGCTATCCACCGGTAAAATCACTATCAAAGGTAATGGCTTAGATGCTAATTTAGACTATTCGGTTGACAAGAAACACCAAGCTGCATTATCAGGCGCTGAATCATGGACTAATGATGCAAGTGATCCGATCAAAAACTTAGAAGACTGGTCAGACAGCCTAGATGTTGCACCAACTCGGGTTTTAACATCAAATAAAATTTTGCGTATCTTTATGCGTCATCCTAAAGTGATTGCTGCCATTTTCGGTAAAGATTCTGGCAGAACAATTGGGATGGCCGATTTGGATTCCTTCATGCAAGCTCATGGATTACCTGTTATCCGCACCTATGATAACAAGTACAAAACACAAGATAAAAACGGGAAATATATCTCGGAACGCTACTTCCCAGAAAATAGCTTTGTGATGATGAATGATGACTTGCTTGGCGAAAAAGTATGGGGGCCAACGCCTGAAGAAATCGCATTGACGGGTGCCGGTGATATTGAATCATCAATGATTGGTAATGTCTATGCCGGCATTTATCGTTCAACGATTGACCCAGTGGGGACATGGACTAAAGCATCAGGCTTAATGATTCCATCATTCGCTGCTGTTGATGAAGTATTCCAAGCAACCATTGATCTAACTAAATAATTGGAGTGATTGTTGTGAGCGATGAAAAAAGTAAACAATTAACTGCGTTGAAGCGTCTTACATCTGAAGAGGATAGTGATGCGGCTTTGATTGCTGACTTGTACAACGATGCGATCACTGAGGTTCTTGATTATACTAATCGGGATAAGATGCAAGATGGCATGTACGTCTACGCTAAGAAGATTGCTAAGGTTGCGTTCAATCAACTTGATGTCGAGGGTGAGACAGCTCGAACTGAAGGCGGCGTTGTTCAGAACTTCGAAGTAGGAATTCCTACAAGTATTCGTTCCAAATTAAATCGTTACCGAATTGCTAAAGCGAGGTCTTTATATTGAGACTCAAACGAAGCGATTTAGTAGCGGTTTTTTTACGGAAAAGAGTAGTAGGGCATGACGATGAGTTGAACGAGACTATTACCTATGGTGATGGCCAAAAGCTAATGATGAACGTTCAGCCTGCGTCTGGACAAGTTGCAGCCGAATTGTACGGTGAGCGCCTACGTTACTTTGCTAATGCCAAGTATGTCGGTAGTGAAATCAAGGAGAACCGTAACGAATTAGACGGTATTTGCTTGAATGTTGCCCCTGAAGATAATCCTGATTATCGGATTGTGGCAATTAATACTTACAGCAATCATCTAAACATGACTCTAGAGAGGATTAAGCAAGATGGTGAAAGTAGAAGTAAAAGGGATGAGCCAACTCAAAGCGAAACTCGATAAGTTGCCTAAGGTCATAGAAGACGCTGTTTGGGATGCAAACTTTGACATTGTCGAGCTTGCTAGAGCCAATACCGTGCGCGAGATTCAATCTTCTACCAAACATGGGAGTGGCGAGACCGCCGGTTCATACAAGGATGAAGTTGTTATTAATAGCAACGGGCATGTTGTTGGTCGGATTTGGTCTGATAACCCAACAGCAATCTACCGAGAGTTAGGTACTGGTCAAGTTGGGCAAGCGTCACCTAAGGAGTTACCTGAAGGAGTCACGCCAGTATATCGGCAGACTCCTTGGTTTATTCCCGCAGAAGGGTTGCCCGATTTAAACGCTCTGTATGGCATGCCGTTGATTACTATCAAAGGTAAGAAGTTCTATCGAACAAATGGGCAACCTGCCAGACAAGCACTCATGCCTGCCATTAAAGGGGCAAAACAGCAAGCTCCTGAAATCTATAAAGCTAATGTCCAGAAACAACTTAGAAAGTTGCGTGGTTAATTTGGAGATTATTAATATTAAACAACTTGTGGCAGATATTCTGTCTAAACAAACAGATTTAAACTACTGCGGTACAAGTTATCCAGATGAGTTAACTAAGTTCCCTGCTGCGGTTTATCACACCACACATGAGCCACATTTTATCGATTCTGATAAGCAGGAACTAGAAACTGATTGGACTGTTTCAATCGACTTGTTTAACGATCACGGTTCTCTTACAGGACTCTCAAATAAGGTCGTAAATGAGCTTGTTAAGTTGGGGTTCTCTTACACTTCAGGAGACCAAAATTTAGCAGGCGTTAAACGTACCGCTTTAGTATTTAACGCGATGGTTGATAACCAACGTAGAATGGTATTTCAAAATTAGGAGGAATTTCAAATGAAGTTATTAAAAATTGATTTACAAAAATTTGCAGATACATTCGTAGACCCTAGTCTGGGTTTACTTACCAAAGGGACGAAACTAGCCTTTAAATCTAGTTTAGAAACAGATTTTGTCGAAGTAGCTGCAGTCAAGACAGTTCCAGATATTGGGTCTGATCCAGAAAAGGTTGATGTTACGTCACTTGAAGACGACAAGAAGAAAGCTATTGCAGGTTTGCAAGATTCAACTAACTTAGCCTTTGGTGTTGTTTACAAAGGTAAGAACTTCTATCAATTGCTTGATAAACAAGGAACAGACAAGCAATACGATTGGAAAATTACTTATCCGGATGGGTTAACGGTAACGTTTAAAGGCGCATTCTCGCTTAAATTAGGTAATGCTGAAGTTAATAAGAGCATGGATTACACAATCACGGTTGTGGTTTCTGATGGGCCTTATATTGCAGCCCCAAAAGCGTAACGGGAGTCACACTTAATAAAACAACTTTAAGCTTAAAGGTTGGTGCTGTTGAAACACTAACCGCGTCCGTCACTCCCACGGATGCCATTAATAAAGCTGGTAAATGGGCTAGCGACAAAACTTCAATCGTTACAGTTGATCAATACGGGAAAATAACTGCTATTGCGGTTGGTACAGCTAAAATCGCATTTAAAACAGATGATGGTTCATTTGTTGCAACATGCACAGTAACTGTTACTGCAGCATAGATAAAACTTAGGAGGAAACAAACATGACAAACGGTAAACAATTTAACTTAGGCGGTCTAATGTTAGACCTACGATTAAACGGAAAGGCAATCTTAAACATTGAAAAGCGCTTAGGCACATCAATCATGTCACTTTATATGGGTGGCAATGGTGGGGTAGTATTACCCGCCACCAACAAGCTATTAATCGTATTACAAGGTGCAAATCAAACTCACGGTATTACAGATAAAGACATGATCGGTGGCTTTGAAAAGTATCTCGAAGCAGGTAACACACCAATGGATTTAAATAATGTTATTCAAGAATTATTGGATGAAGCTGGTTTTTTCGGCAAGAAGAAGGACGATACCAAGACAGATGGGGAATTAGCGGAAGCGACTCTGGACGGGGAACCAACGGAAGTCACGAATCCAGAAGAAACATTGTAACCCAACCTGAATTTAAAAATGTGACTGAATTACTTTACGGGATCTATCCATATGCTGTAGAAAATGGCATCAAGGCTGACGAGTTTTGGCAGATGACGTTTGATGAAATTATGATTCACATTACTGCAACAATTAAACATCATAGAACCATGCTTAAAGAGCGTGCGGTAATGGACCATAAGACAGCAGAACTCATGGCATTTGCTGTCAATGACCCAAGTAAGATGCCGTCTGTCGAGAAACACTATAGCTTTATGGATGACAGTGCAGAGCGTCAACCGGTTACATTAAATAATGAGCCTGATCAAGCTGAGCCAGAAGAATGGCAAAGTGATCAGGCTATTTTACTGCAACAGGCTATGTCAGTTAGGGCTACTAACGAACGAAAAAAGAATGAATAGGAGGTGAGTGAATGGAGTTAGAAACGCTTGAGGTCTATATTGATGCCAATCTCAGTCGGATTAATGAGCAACTTGAAAAGATTTATCCGGCTTTTGAGAAGGTGTTTAGCAGAGTCGAACAGATTACTGGTGCCTCAATGGATAAGACTGAAAAGTCTATGGACATCAGCAAGGGCAGTAATAAGTTGATTGATGAAGTCAAAAAGATTAACGAAAACATGTCCAAACAGTTCGATAACATGTCAAAAAATGCTGAATCATCCATGAGTAAAACAGGTGATGGCATGGCTAAAGGCATGGCCTCATCAAGAGTTAAGGTTGGCAAAGAAGTTGATCAACTGGTCAACAACGTCAATTCAAAAATGGACCAAGCCAGAGCAATTCAACAAAAGGTTTCGTATCTTCAAAACAAGAAAGCTGTTGCTACCTCTAGTGGGAATCCATTAGATGCACAGAAGTTTGATGCTCAGGTGGCATCTGCTGAAGCACGAATGACACGGTATCAGAATCAAGCTAAAGCTCTTGCTGCAGAAATGCAGTCGGAGTTTGACGCTATTCCAGCATCGTTAAATAAGATTGCTCAAACAATGGATCAAAACGAAGCTGCTATTAATCGGCTGAAAGCTAATATTAAGTCTTTACGGGCAGAACAAGCTGATGCTGAAATGCCAACTGGGAACTTCACAGATGGCTTTGGTTCAAAGGCAACAGCTAAATCATCAAAGATTGGTGATCAGGTTGCAAAGCAAGAAGCTAAAATGGCTAAACTCATCGCACAGAACGACTCACTTGGCGCTACCTATGCTAAGGTTGAAGATAGAAGTAGTGCATTGAATGGCGCTTTAGGGAAACTTAATACTGAGTTAGACAAATCAGCAGTTGCGACTAAGCGAACTAACAATAGTTTTAGTTCTATGAAGAATCATCTAAGCGAATTGGGGAATAAGTTTTCTTTCTTAGGAAACGGATCCAACAATTTAAATAGAGTGGCTTCATCGGCTGAAAAAAGTAGAAATTCAATGTCTGGTTTAGCTGGAACGGTTCGAATGCTTGGTTCCCAATTAGTTGTATTTACCTTAATGTATCAAGGAATTATGATGTTGGCATCCGGACTAGGCAGTGCCTTGATGACCAATGCCCGGTTTGCAGCATCATTTAACCAAATCAAAGTTAATCTTCTAACGGCATTCTATCCAATCTACACAGCAGCGTTACCAGCGATTAATGCGCTTATGAATGTATTGGTAAAGGCGACTGGTTATATTGCACAATTTACCTCAGCACTATTTGGGATGAGTCGTGGTGCTGCTAAACAAGGTGCAGCGGGACTTTATAATCAGGTTAGAGCAATTAACGATACAGGCAGTGCATCCAAAGAAGCATCTAAACAAGTTAGAGAAACCAATAAACAGATTACTGCAGCCAATAAAAAGGCGGCTGAATCTGCTGCTGCAGCAAATGAGGCTTCTCGTAAACAGATGCAAGAAACTAAAAAGAAAGCACAAGAGTTAAAAGGCGCTTTGATGGGCTTTGATGAAATCAATACGCTCTCATCAGCTGAAGACAATCCTGATTATTCTTACGATAAACAAAAACCCGATAAACAACCATTGCAATCTGCTGATTCACTTGATGATGTCCCTGGTACTAATTTTAATGTTCCTGATGGTGAACAATTTGGTGGTGCCATTGCTGCAGCCAATGCATTAAAGAAAATTCTTGCTGATCTATTTAAACCCATGCAAGAAGCGTGGGATAAGTATGGGAAAAGGGTTATCGATGCTTGGAAATATGCCCTACGAGAAGTAGGCGGACTAATTAAAGCTATCGGTAAGTCATTTATGGAAGTTTGGACAAATGGGACCGGTGCTGTATTTATTGGTAATATCCTTAAATTATTGGCCGATGTTTTAAATATTATTGGTGATATAGCGAAAGCATTTAAAGATGCTTGGAATGATGGTGGACGAGGAACAAAACTAATCCAAACTATTTTTGATGCCTTTAACTCCATATTGAACCTCTTACATTCTATCGCGACATCGTTTAGAAGTGCTTGGAATGACGGAACGGGACAGGCTATTGCAGCAAATCTCCTTGATATTTTTACGAATATTTTTAAAACAATTGGGAATTTAGCGGATCAATTTAATAAAGCTTGGAATGCCGGTAATGTTGGAAAGTCAATATTTTCGGGTATCTTGGGTATCGTAAATGTTGTGTTAGATACGCTTAAAAAGATGACTGGTGCAACAGCAGACTGGGCTAAAACACTTGATTTTAGACCTTTACTAAACTCGGTTGATGGATTACTTAAGGCAATTCAACCGCTAACCAAAAATATTGGGGACGGATTATTTTGGTTCTACAAGAATGTTTTGCTACACCTAGCTAGTTTCACAATAACAAAGCTAATACCAACATTTTTAGACGCTTTATCTGGTGCGATTAAACTATTGAATGGTATTATCGAGGCTCTAAAGCCTGCCGGTAAGTGGCTATTTGATAGTTTCTTAAAACCGATTGCACAATGGACGGGTGGAGTTATTGTTTCTGTCCTTGGAGGAATTGGAAAAGCGCTTGGAGTTATCGGTGACTGGATTGGTAAACACTCAGAAGGGTTTTCAAATTTTGTTATTGCTGTTGCAGCATTCGCTACTGCTTTGAAGGCTATCTCAATGGTTCAAACAGCCGTTACGGTCGTTAGTGGAATAATGTCCGCATTAAGTGGTATTGGTGGCATAACGGGAGCCCTTTCATTACTTGGTTCTGGACTAGGTGGCATTGTTACACTGCTTGGTGGACCATTCGCACTTGCGATTGCTGCCGCTATTGCGGTTGGGGTTCTACTCTGGAAAAACTGGGATACTGTGAAAGAGAAGGCTGGTCAACTTGGCAAGTGGATTGGTGAAAAGTGGAATGATATTAAGGTAGTCACTGAAAAAGTGTGGAATGGAATCATGAAGTTCCTGCAAAAGTGGGGCGTCGATATATTAATTCTTATGTTTACGGGTCCTGCAGCACCGTTCATTCTATTCGGTAAGTATGTATCTGAACATTGGGATTCAATATCTAAATCAACTTCAAAAGTATGGAACGATGTTAAAACGGCAATCAGCGACAAGGCTAAGGAAGCATTCGCTAATGCTAAGAAACACTTTGGCGATTTGAAAGATGCGGCAACTTCACATTTTGAGAATCTAAGAAAATCGGCTGCAGATAAGTTCGAAAACATTAGATCATCAATCTCAAGTAAAGCTAATTCAGCGAAAGATGGGGCTCTTAATGCATGGGCAACCATGCGCAACAATACTAGTCCGTATTTTGACTCAATCAAATCCAGTGCAAGCAATGCATTTGATAACGTAGCTAACTGGGCTGGCAATCTCGGCGGACGAATGGCATCAGGATTAAGCAATGGTATTGGTGCTGTTAAAAATGCAGCACGTGGAATTGCTAACGCTATTGTTAGCGTAATTGGATCGGCCGTAAACGGTGTAATTGATGGCGTCAAATGGATTCTTAATCATGTCGGCGCGTCTGGAGCGGCTGGCGGATTACACCATTGGTCAATTCCTAACTTCGCAACAGGTGGTACCCATAGAGGCGGGCCGGCATTGGTCAATGACCAGGCTGGTTCAATATATCAAGAAGCTTATCAGTTGCCCACTGGAAAAATCGGTATATTCCCTAAGCAACGAAATATCATTGCTAACATGCCAGCGGGGACTAAGATTATGAATGCAACAAATACAGCCAAGTTAATGCAATCAAACATTCCGCATTATGCTTGGGGGATTGGTAATTTTACGTTTCCTAGAATAAACTTCCCAGATTTTAGCAATATGTTTAGCGGTCTTGGCGGCGCTTGGAGTTCCGTTGTTGATACTGCAGAAAGTATCTTTGACGACGTAACGCATCCGGGCAGAGTTTTAGACTATGCAATTAATAAATTCACCTCATATTCCGGGTTGGAACATCCTGCATTAGATGTAGCACAGGGTAGTGTCGGTAAGATTAAAGATGGTGCTTTGGGCATGGTCAAGAAAGCTTTAGAAGAGTTTTCACCTGAGCCAACTGGCGGCAGTGGTGTTCAAAGATGGGCCGGTGTGATCCGCAAGGCATTGACTAAAAATGGCTTGCCTTCAAACGGCACTTATACCAATGCATGGTTACGACAGGTTCAAACAGAATCTGGCGGTAATGAACATGCAATGGGTGGTAACGATGGACTGCTAGATGGTAATGCTCAGGGATTGTTACAAGTTAAACCCGGAACTTTTGCTGCTTATAAGTTTCCCGGCTACGGCAACATTATGAAGGGCTATCATAACGCCTTAGCTGGTATTCACTATGCTAAGGCGCGTTATGGTTCTGATATGTTAGGAGTTATCGGGCGTGGTCATGGTTACGCCAATGGTGGTCCAATCTTTAAGCACGGACTTTATGAGATGGGTGAAGGCAATAATCAAGAAATGGTGTTGCCTTTAACCAATAGATCTCGTGCTTGGAAATTGATGCAACAAGCATCGGAGATGATGGGCTTTGGTCAATTGCAATTGCCTGAAGTGTTGTCTCGAGAAGATAACTTCTCAAGTAATTTTGATTTATCAAATGGTAATAATACCCAAACTGGTGGTGTAGGTACAAACAACGTGTTATCAGTAATTGCAGAGTTATTAAGCAATAGAGGTAATGATGGCGAGCAGCAGGCAACTGTTGAACAACCACTTATTCTAGAACTCAATGACGATGTTTTGGGTAGAACTGTTATTAAAGTGATCAATAAAGAAATCAAGCGGACCGGTAAGATTCCGCTCAATATTTAGGAGGGATTGATATTTGTGTCATATTTAAAAATTGGCGGGACGGTGGTTAAAGCACCGCAGTCTTTTCAGGTAGCGATTCAGGATATTGATGGTAATACAACAAGAAATGCAAAAGGTAATATGAACCGAGATAGGGTCGCTGTGAAACGGAAGTTACAAGTTTCATGGGGGCCCTGTTCTATGGCTGAATCTGCTGCCATTCTTCAAGCTGTGTCCCCAGTATTCGTTTCTGTAACTTATCCTGATCCACAAGATGGGAAAATAGCTACACGAACCTTTTATGTTGGTGACCGAACGGCACCGACTTATTCATGGAACGCTCAGTTTTCACGGATTGAGTGGAAGGGGTTGTCTTTTGATTTTGTTGAGAAGTAAGGAGGGATTATATGTTAAAAGTGAGTGACGCGTTTAATTCAGCGTTTGCGGCGCCGGATAGAGAGCTTCGTGCACGCGTCACGATTGGAAAGACCGTTTACGATAGTGATGATTTAACTAGTATTAATTACGATTCGGGCGCAATGACCGGTGAGCAGTTTTCTATTGGTTCAACCTATATGAACTCAACAAAAATTACTTTTAGTCACTTAGTTGAAGGATTGAAACAATTAGATGAAGTTCTAGTTGAGTTTGGTGTTCTTAAACCGGATGGCGCAGTAGAGTACGTTAAAATGGGGACGTTCATTGTCGACGACAAAATTCAAATGGATCGTAATAACAATACGACCACGATTGAATGTATGGATAGAATGACAATGCTAGGCGGCGCCTACGTTTCAAAGTTAACTTATCCAGCAAGAATTAAGGATGTTGCCGTAGAAATTGCTAATATGGCAGGAGTTAAAGCCAACGAAACTAGCTTTGCTAGATTATCAGAAAACAAGATTAATCAACCGACTGGCTATACTTATCGTGATGCTATCGGGTTAATTGCACAGTTTCAAATGGGCTTCGCATTGTTCGATCGTGACGGATTGCTTGATATTAGAACGTTACAAGATAATTCATTTAAAATTGACCCAAACCAATACTTCTTAAAAGGCCTCGTTAAAAACGAGACCTTTTTTAAGTTGAATGGTATTAGTTGTACTGTTGTGACTACAAGTAAGGATGAAAACGGTAATGAGACATCCAAAACAACGGTGCTGCAAAGTGGTTCAAGTTCCGGGGCACAGATTAAGTTAGCTAATAACGTCATGACTCAAGATGTTTTAGATCGTATGTATGAAGCACTCAAGTTTACTAATTACTATCCGTTCAGTTTGAATTGGAATGGCAATCCCGCTGTTGAAGCTGGCGATTGGCTAACTGTTGAAGATTTACAAGGTAATGAATTTAAAGTTCCTAATATGTCTTACACGCTTACTTACAATGGTGGTTTAACAGCTACCTCTAAGGCAGATACGTCGGTTAGTTCGCCAGCAACTTATAGTTATGGTGGGGCAATTAGCAATATTGTTAATGAAATTGGTGGACGTGAAAGTGCTGAAGGTAATCATATCTATGAAGGGACTGAGGATCAGGAACCGACATTGTCTAAAGAGGGAGACCTTTGGTATAAGCATGTTGGGCCTGATACTGAAGAACGGATTTATAAGGATGGAAAATGGGAGTTCCTAACATCTACCAAAACAGCTAATGACGCGGCAGATGCAGCGAACAAAGCATCAAAAGAAGCTGAAGAAGCTAAGAATCAGGCTAACAAGGCAGTAGATGGTGCCGATGATGCTGTGACCAAAGCGGGATTTGCAAACGACACGGCGACACAAGCTAAATCAGATGCGGCTTCCGCGTTGCAAAAAGCGCTAGATGCTTATAACCACGGTGACCAGATTAAAACTGGACTAACTACTGACATCGACGCTGTTAAAGGTCAGGTTAATTTGAAGGCTAATCAGGTTGACGTCGATAAGCTAGGCGGCCGCGTAACCAACGCCGAGGCTCAAATTAAACTGCAAGCTGACCAGATTGCGTTGTCCGTCAGCAAGACCGAACTAACCAACGTACTTGGCAGCTATGCCACACAGACGTGGACGCAGGGGCAAATTAAGACTACCGCCGATCAGATTAAGTTGAGTGTGTCGCAGGTGCAGAGTAATCTGGACAATCTGAATATTGAAGACCGAAATCTATATTTAGGGACTAAAACCATGAAGGGTTGGCAAAAACGTGGCAATGCCACACTTATAACTCTTGATGGAGAATATGTGACCGATGTAGGTGGAGACTGGGCCGCTCTATGGAACCCTGTGCATTTAGAAAAAGGTAAAAAATACAAATGGTCAATTGATTACAAAGGCATAGTTAATACAGGGATTCAATTATATTTATACGTGTCTCCAATAAATGGGGCTGCTGTTATTGGCAATATCATTGCTAGAGACCTTCAAACAGTTTGGAATCGAGCATACGGAGAATTTGTATCGCCATTTACTGGAGATGTAATGGTTCGCTCAGAAGTGGCAAATGGTGACTGGGAAACACTCAAACATGTATACACTCGGCACATTAAGTTATCGCAAAGCGATAAGGATACCGGATGGTCTGAAGCTCCAGAGGACTCAATTACAGATATTGAATTTTCTGAGCTGCAATTAACAGTTAACGGTATTCAAGGCACAGTCCAGAATAAAGCTGACCAGTCGCAAGTCACGCAACTGGCTGGGCAGATTACTAGTGTTGTTGACGGTCTAGGTCAAAAAAACCTGTTGACGAATTCCACTTTTGATGATTTTACAAATTGGAGCCATGCCACAGGATGGGATTACGGCGCTTGGGGGTATAACGGCAGTAAGGGTGCAATCTTAGATTTAAAAGCAGGCACTGGATGGGCTGAAGCAGTGCACGAGAGAGTACTAATCAACGGCTATATGAGTTATGTTTCAGCATCAGTCCAGCGGAACTATAACCGCATAGGAGCTGATGGTGTACTAGGTGCTGAGATTAGATTTAGAAATACTGACGGACTTGTTATAAAAAGCTTCAGTCTCAATGGAATCCCACCAGCGCTAAATGGTTGGCATTTAATAAAAGCGGATATGGTACAAATACCATCGGGTTCCGCGTACGTAGAGATGATAATAACAGGCAAAGGGGATATTCGAGGGATATTCTCGCAACCAATGCTGGTGGCGAATGCACCGGTTGGACCGTATTCGCAAAATGACGTGTCTCAATCACAAATAACTCAGACCAGAAATATGATCAACTTGCGTGTCGAAAAAGACAAGATTGTAAACCAAATCAACATCAGCCCCGAGGGCATTTTGATTGATGGTCAAAAAGTCCACATTACTGGGCAGACCACGATTGATAATGCGGTGATTAAAGATGCGATGATTTCAGACATTAAAGCTGATAAAATCACCGCTGGGACGCTTAATGCCGCTAATGTGAATGTGATTAACCTGAATGCTAATAACATCACGACTGGTACTATTAAAGGTGCCAACCTGAGCATGAATTTGAACACTGGCGAGGTGTTATTCCAGAAAGGGTCTATTAAGTCTGCTAATGGTAATTTAAACCTCGACATCAGCAAGGGTACAATGGCGGTTATCAATGAGGATAAAAGTGGTTTCTATTTTGAAGACGGGAAACTTGTATTAAATGATGGCTGGTTGGAAGGCACGTCTAGCCAACCTAAATACGGATCACTTGAGTACAATGCCAATTACTTCACTGTTAACGGTTTAGCGGTTAAAGGGACGGAAGGCGTGACAATCGGGACGCCTGGTTATAATCCGTCAATGGAAATGATGTTCTCTTCGGTCAAGGAATCAGGAATCGCGATTGACAGAAAGCATTTAGAGATGGGAAGTGTTGGGCCAACCGTAATTAGTTCAGGTAACGAGTTTTTCATGAACTTACTTACTAAGCAGCCGTTTATCGCTGTTGGGACAACGGCAGATGGTAATTTTATGACTACGGATAAGCCTGGTTCTCGAATCTCTCTGTATGCCGAATATGTACACATTAAGTCAGCTTACTTAAAGACAGCTAGTGGCTCAGCTAACGTAATTGTTGCGGCCGACGGTGCGCTAGTCCGGTCAACTTCAGCCACTAAATACAAGACGGACATTATTCGCACTAACATTCCTGACTACGGGGAGAAGTTGCTAGAATTACCAACCGCAACGTGGACAGATATTGCCGAGACTAAACGGTATCGTGACAACCCGACTACACAACCTAAACCGACACGCAACTTTGGGATGATTGCCGAAGATTTGGCGGAAGCTGGGCTTGAAATGCTGGTTGTTCGTGGGACAGATGGTGAATTAGAAGGGATTAATTACGACCGTATCGGGCCGGCTTTAATCCCGGTAATTGCGAAACTTAAAAATGAAGTTGAAACACTAAAACAACAATTGGAGGAAAAAACAGCATGACAAAAACACTTGAATTCAAAAACGAAGAACTAGTAGCAATCGGTAATTTTTTAGGCACTCTAAGTCTTAAAAATAAGGCCAGTCGTGGTCGCACTAAACTGATTAAGTTGGTTTCAGCAAAAAATGACGAATATAACGAAGAGCGTAAGGATGCGCTTGAACCATACATTAAAAAAGATGAAGCTGGCAACAACGTAGAAGGCGATACTCCGGGGTCGGTCGTTCTGGTTGAAGAAAAGCAAGACGAAGCAACCGACGCCATCAAAGAAATTGATGAAGAGTCTGCGGTTATTGAATTTACCGAATACAGTGAAAAAATGAAGGCACTCTATGAGGCTATTGTTGATTATCCAAGTGAGTTTAGCAATCAAGATGCGGCGGCTTATGATTTATTAATGGACCAACTAGAAACAGCATTTGAAAATGAAACGGAGGAAGCATAATGAACATTAAAAAGACAGCATTAACTTATAATTTCGACGGGGACGGAAATACCACATCCATTACCGTTAGTTTATCTGGTAACGAAGGCGCAGATTACTTAAACGCCAATATGACCGTGACAGCCGGAGACTTAACTGACGGCCAAACATTCGATGGTTTAACAATGAAGGACATCACAACGATTGCGCGCGCTAAGTTAGCTAAGGCAACGGTAGTTAAAGAATAGAAGGAGGAATAGCATGGTTTGCAAAGATTAATAGACAAAATGGTGAATGATCATAGCTTCTTGGTCGGTGTGTCCGTTGCAATCCCCACATGGGTGTTGAGTGATACGCCAACGATTGACCATGCTGTTATGATTGGAATTTTAATACTAGTGTTCGTACTAGATTGGTTAACAGGTACGACTTTGGCTAGACAGTCGCCGGTAAAAAATAGAACGAGCCACGCCGGTATTGATGCTTTAATGCGAGACTTTATTATTGTAGTAATATGTGCATGCTCAATTTTTTTGGACTTTGTCTTCGAGACTGAGTCTTTTATTTTTGCCTTTTTTACGGGCGCGTTTATTTGGCAAAACTTTTATTCATTTTTAGGCAATATAGCCGCATTAGGTTGGTCAAAATACTTCCCAATGTGGCTATTTAACTTGGTTCAAGATGAGATGGTAGCAAAAATTAACAAATATTTTCCACACGGAAAGGATGACACAAAATGATTGAAATTATTCAAGCAGCAATGGCAAGCGCTATTGCAATGGTGGCCGTATTAGTCGGCTTAGTAACATGGGGGATTAAACAGACGCGGATTGATAATCGCTGGTTGCCACTAATTGATATGGCGGTCGGCTTTATTATTGGGGTTGCTGCTTTCTATGCGATGCCAGGTCAATTTGAAACATTGTTAATCGCTGGACTAGATGGCGCGATTGCTGGATTAGTAAGCGCTGGTGGCTACGATGCGATTAGATCTATTCTAGGAGGTACAAAGTAATGGCAAGACGTTTTAGTAATTTGATTACGGGTGAAAACCCAAATCCAATGTATGGAGGCAGTCGCAATGGTGTTGGTATTGATCGCATTGTTATCCATCACAATGCAACGACCAACAAGAATGTGGCTATGAGTACGTGGTATACTAGTTCAGGCAATTGGACTTCGGCACATTACGAAGTGACACCAACCGAGATTATTGGCTGTGTTGAAGAAACATATGCAGCTTATCATTGCGGTGGTACAGGCGGTTCTGACGTGCCTAAGATGAGCAACCCAAATGAACGTTCAATCGGCATTGAAAACGTCAATTCTACTGGCGCACCTAGTTGGTCGGTTGATCCGCGGACAGTGGCGAACACGGCTAAATTAGTACGCGACATCTGTGATTATTATGGTATTCCTTGCGACCGTCAGCACGTGTTAGCTCACAATGAAGTAACAGCCACAGCATGCCCTGGCGGGTTAGACGTTGATGAAGTTGTACGCTTGGCTAATGGTGGTTCAGCATCGACGCCAACACAACCTGTGGCACCAACACCACAGCCAACGAGCAGCATTCCATCAGGGTTTACGCCTGAAAACGGCACCTTCGTTAATGGCGATACTCAAATCATGAATCGTATCGGCGCGCCAAGCACAAGCGCACAGCAAGGTGGCTATCTACCACCTAATGGTGAATGGGTCTACGACTCATGGGCAAAGATTGGCAATTACACATGGATTCATCACATGTATGAAAACCAACATATTTACTTGCCAGTACGCGAGTGGCCAAATGGCACCGCCTGGGGAACATTTAAATAAACATCAAAAAAGCCCTCGAAGGAGGGCAATACATAAGGTAACTAAACAGGAATTCTTATCAGATTCAGTCTATTTTCAAGCAGTAATTTAGCGGTAAGATTGTCACCATGAGATTTATTATCAAGTGTTTCACCGTAACGATCTAATAATATTTGAATTGAATGTTGGTAATCTTGCATAACACTAGCATTCTTTTCGTGAAAAGTTGTATAGAAGAAGTTGAGGCTAACAGGCGAATCGTAGATTGATAAGTAGTCAAAAATACTCTGAAAATAGCTGTAATCAGCTTTATTGAGTGAGTGTCCAATGAAGCAAATGTCTTTAATACTATGTGAAAGAATTGAACTGTAACTATGCCCAACACCATTTGCCATAATTCTAGCAGTTTTTGTGAATTTATAGAATTTATTAGATGACGATATATTGGTGCTATCGATTCCAAAAATTACGGGTGAGTCATCGGATTTCAAAATAGCACCATGTATGTTACGAGACTGTTCCTTTTTAAATTTGGAGAATTTAGTATAATTAAAATTCAAAATGGATATGTTGCTTCTATCTGTGGTACTAATTATATGGTTATCTATTGTATCTATAATATCATCAAAGTAATAAGGCTTGCTTAATATGTGATATAAGTACTCTTCGAAAAGGGTTTCAAAATCAATTAGTGATTGAAAGAGAAAGTCAATTGTGTCTTCAAATGTATTAATACTATGAAAAGCAATAAGTGTGGTAAACAAAACTTTTTTTTCAAAATTAGAACCCATATCAGCAACAGCTTTGATAACATTCTTGTCTTCATCATATAATTTATTGATTTCGTTAGGGATAAGTTCAAGTGTTGTTTCAATTATTTTTTCAACATTATTCCAATCTGAATTATTAGGTTTCAGCAGGGTCATGTAAGCAAACCAAAAGTTACTTTTAAGTATGCATTCATGCTCTGATAAGTTCTGGACTAATTTATCAATATCATCTAATTCGACTATATTTTTAATTTGTGAAAAATCGATGTTGAATTTAATAATTAGCCAATCAAAAAAATCGGAGTAACTGGTTTTATACTGACGGGCCAAATCATACCCATTTCCAACTATTATTAATTTTTCAATCATATCAGTGTCTCCTTTTAATAGAATACCTTTTCTAGTATAGCAAACGTCCAGATATATTCCACTTGACTTATACGAACGTACATTCGTATAATGATATTTGAAGGAGTGGTCGAGATGGAGTATATCAGTTTAAAAGGCACGATTAGTAGCACTATTAAAGTTGTCAGTTTCACACCGTATTTAGTGAGATTTGAACTTAAAACACCTGAACAAACTTATAATTGTTTAGTTGCTAAGGACGCGTTGAATTTTATGTATGTTGCTGAGGAAGCTGCAGGTATCTCAATTTTCGGCCATTTTAATAAGAGAAAACAATTAATCGTCGACAAGTACCATGTCAAGAATGTTATTCAGAATTTTTCTGTTGTAAGATAATAGCAGAATAAAAGTCGGGGGCACATCAAATGAAACAATTTGAACCAGCACGAATTAACAATCAGTATTCTTTGACGTTGAGCCAAACGGGTAACGTCGAATTACATAAGACAGACATCGGAGTGATTGGCAGCCTGAGCTACTATTATACGCGCAACGATTTACCGTTATTCATTTGTCGGCACGATCCAACAGCAGATTTGAGAACGATTCATGATGTCATGGTAAAACTCGATGTTCAAATGGATGAAATGATTAAATGCGGTTGTCTTATGGTCGGTGGGAAAAACGTCGCTAATTCATGCCTATAAAAATAAGCCTAACTCACTTTAATCGGTGGGTTAGGCTTATTTTTTATGGCTTATTTTTTTAAATTTCGGCGTATAATTTCAATGCCGGCTTTGGTTATTATTAATTCACGCCCAATTTTACGATATTCACCTTTAGGCAGCTTTTCAGGTGTCTTGTTGTGCAGAGTACGAATGTAGCTGTCTTCCTTACCAAGCTGTTGAGATGCTTCTTTAGCAGTATATAGGTCGTCCAATTTTAGCATTAAAAAGAACCCCCTAATAGAGGTTCTTTACGCGGTCGATATTCTTGACCGACAATTTATTGGGATATTCTGTTGCCATTTTAATGTACTTGTCGTCGATTGGATCTCCCATTAATGAATTGTCATTTAAGTCACGCGCGTCTTGGCTAAATTGATTGAATAACAATTTGAATCGATTATCCATTGATTCCTTAAACTCTGGATGATTAATCGAACGTAACCATGCTTGAATGTGTTTCAAAGCCTCGCCTGGACGTTTCGTTTCGTTAGTATAGTTTGAACTAACCATTTGCAGCCATATTGGGTTACTTGCTTTTGCTTCTTTGATTAAATCATTGTGTAACGCAACAACATCTTCCCCAAATTTAGTGGTTCTGCTTGCCATTTCTTCATTAAAGTTTGTCATAAATATTAGCTCCTTTGCTTTTCTATATTATTATAATACACCCTAGAGTGTATTATGTAAAGAGGAATTCAAACTTTTTTAAAATAAAAAAGCCCCCGAAAGGGCTTAGTCGTTTAGACCATTCAAAAGTGTATCAACTGCCGCTCGTCTCGCTTGAGCGGCTTCTTCAACAGTAGGGAAGGTGCCAATGCGGTGCCGTTTGCCTTTAACAGTCATGTCAGCAGCGTAGTGGATTGAGCCATCGCGGTATTTAACCACCTTTACACCGGTCACGCCAGTTGAGCTATCCGATCTAACCTTACGTTTCGAATCTAATAGGAAGGTGGCGACGCCTTTTTTCTTCTTATTCTGATAACCACGCCTTAATCCAGTGTGGTTTGCATCACGCTTTAAGTGCCCGCAGCTGACGATTGCGCCAGATTTAAGCTTGTTACTCGGCACAGTGGTTTGATTGCCGCATGAGCATTGACACAGCCACGCTGCGTGGTTCCCGATATTGCCATCTCTGGCGATTACTTTTAATTCACCAAATTGTTGGCCAGTTAAATCTACAGCGACCATCTTTATTCCTCCTTGAATCCGCGATACTCGACAGGCAAACCACTGGTAAGCAACTTCTTTAGCACGGTCTTATACTCATCTAAGTTTTCAAAGGACACCGAACCAAGCCCGTTGCTCCAAGTTGCGCCATACACGTCTTCTAAATAGAAGTTGTAAGTGTCATGGTAAGTATCTTTTACAACTAGCAACGAATAGGTATGGCGTGGTAGCCGCTTATAAGCTTGTACAAATTCAGCTAATATCTTATGTCCGTTATCATTCAT